CGACGCCGGTTGGAACGAGGAGATGCTGGCGCTGGAAATGGCCGAGCTGTCCGAGGCCGGGTACGACCTTGCGTTGACCGGTTTCGAGGATGCCGAGATCGAGGCCTTGCTCGCTGACGAGGTGGAAACCGATGACGCCGACCAGGAGGCAGTTGCCGACGAGCCAGACGCTGGTGACGATGTGCCGGATGCCCCTGTGGTGCCGGTGTCCCGCACCGGCGATGTCTGGGCCATCGGCTCCCACCGTCTGATCTGTGGCGATGCCACCGACCCGACAGCAGTCGCCACGCTGATGCAGGGCGATGCGGCCCGGCTGTGCTTCACCTCACCGCCTTACGGCAACCAGCGTGACTACACCAGCGGCGGTGTCAAGGATTGGGATGGCCTGATGCGCGGCGTATTTGCCAACGTGCCAACGGCCGACGACGGCCAGGTGCTGGTCAACCTCGGGTTGATCCACCGCGACAACGAAGTCATCCCGTATTGGGATGCGTGGCTTGGCTGGATGCGCACGCAGGGTTGGCGGCGCTTCGCGTGGTACGTCTGGGATCAAGGGCCGGGGATGCCCGGAGACTGGGCTGGTCGCTTTGCGCCGAGTTTCGAGTTCGTCTTTCACTTCAACCGCGCCAGCCGCAAGCCCAACAAGATCGTGCCCTGCAAGCACGCGGGCCAGGAGTCGCACCTGCGTGCCGATGGCTCGTCCACGGCGATGCGCGGCAAGGACGGCGAGGTCGGCGGCTGGACGCACAAGGGGCAGCCGACGCAGGACACCCGGATTCCCGACTCGGTGATCCGCGTGATGCGCCACAAGGGCAAGATCGGTCAGGACATCGACCACCCGGCCGTGTTCCCGGTGGCGCTGCCGGAGTTCGTGATCGAGGCCTACTCGGACATCGGCGACGTTGTGTTCGAGCCCTTCGGTGGCAGTGGCACGACGATGCTGGCCGCTCAGCGCACCGGTCGTGTGTGTCGCAGCGTGGAGATCGCGCCGGAGTACGTGGACGTCGCCATCAAGCGCTTCCAGCAGAACCACCCCGGCGTGCCCGTCACGCTGCTGGCCACCGGCCAATCCTTCGATGACGTCGCCAGTGAACGTCTGGCCACCACGGAGGTAGCGCAATGACCGCCTCGTGGTTTGCCGACAAGATCGAGCAGTGGCCGACCGCCAAGCTGCTGCCCTATGCCCGCAACGCGCGCACCCATTCGGACGATCAGGTGGCGCAGATCGCTGCCTCGATTGCCGAGTTCGGATTCACCAACCCAATCCTTGCCGGTAGCGACGGTGTGATCGTCGCCGGTCACGGACGGCTTGCCGCTGCGCAGAAGCTTGGGCTGGCGGTGGTGCCAGTCGTGGTTCTCGACCACCTGACCCCGACGCAGCGCCGGGCCTTGGTGATCGCGGACAACCGCATCGCCGAGAACGCGGGCTGGGACGACGCGATGCTGCGCATCGAGATCGCATCACTGCAGGACGACGACTTTGACGTGTCGCTGACCGGCTTCGATGCCGATGCGCTTGCCGAATTGATGGCGGGCGACGAGCCGGATGGCGAAGGCGAAACAGATGACGATGCGGTGCCCGACGTGTCAGAGACACCCGTCTCGCGCCCGGGCGACATCTGGTTGCTGGGCGGCCACCGTCTGCTGTGTGGCGACTCCACCGTGGCTGAGAGCTACGACCGGGTTCTCGATGGCGAGCCGGTGGATATGGTCTTCACCGACCCGCCGTACAACGTGAACTACGCCAACAGCGCCAAGGACAAGATGCGGGGCAAGGATCGCGCAATCCTGAACGACAACCTCGGCGACGGCTTCTACGACTTCCTGCTGGCGGCGCTGACGCCGACCATCGGGAACTGCCGGGGCGGCATCTACGTGGCGATGTCGTCCAGCGAACTGGATGTGCTGCAGGCAGCGTTCCGTGCCGCCGGTGGAAAGTGGTCGACGTTCATCATCTGGGCCAAGAACACCTTCACGCTGGGCCGGGCCGACTACCAGCGCCAGTACGAGCCAATCCTGTACGGATGGCCCGAGGGCGCGCAGCGTCACTGGTGCGGCGACCGCGACCAGGGCGACGTCTGGAACATCAAGAAGCCGCAGAAAAACGACCTGCATCCGACGATGAAGCCGGTGGAGTTGGTCGAGCGCGCGATCCGCAATTCGAGCCGACCGGGCAACGTGGTGCTCGACCCGTTCGGGGGCTCCGGCACGACGCTGATCGCCGCCGAAAAGTCAGGACGGCTGGCACGGCTGATCGAGCTCGACCCGAAGTACGCGGACGTGATCGTGCGCCGCTGGCAGGAATGGACTGGCAAGCAAGCCACCCGTGAGTCGGATGGCGCGCTGTTCGATGATCAGGCGGCGAGCGACTCTTCCGCGATCTCGCAATGAATCACGAACCCCGTCAGGTAAGGCAGGCCGCGCGGGATGCCGTACTGCTTGCTGGTCTGGCGGCCAATCGTCCAGCCCATCCACTTTTGGGTGGCGGCGGTGATCGCGTCCGCCAGGGTCTGGCCCCCGTACAGCCCGTTTTGCACATCGTCCGCAAAGTGGCGTCCGTGGCGGCTGTCGAGGAAGACCAGGACTGATTCGAGGGGCTGGCTGGTGGCGTCTGAGATGGCGGTCATCGCCAGAGGCCACGCGGCGCTGGCGTGTTCGTTCATCGTGCCCCAGAAGCCCCAGGCTTCGTTCTGGGTGGCGGGGATCTGTTGGTTGGTGTTCATCTCTGGCTCCTTGGGGTTGATCGTTGCGACACCCGTAGTAACGCGCTGTTCGATTGAGAAGCCAAGCGCTGCTTGGCCTCTTTCTCGATCTTTCTGATCAGGCGATCCGGTAGACCCGCTCGCTGCCCTGGGCCTTGTCCGAGACGATGGTCAGGCCGAGCTTCTTCTTGAAGGCTCCGGCGAAGGTACCGCGCACCGTGTGCGCCTGCCAGCCCGTGGTTTCGCAGATCTGTTGCACGGTCGCGCCCTCGGGGCGCTGCAGCATCTGGATCACGGTGGCCTGCTTGCTGTTTTCTCGGGTGCGGGGTTTGGCCTCTGCGCGTTCCTTGGCCCACGTGGCCTCTGCGGCCGCGACGGTGGCCTCGATCTCGGGGTCTGCCTCCAAGGGGGCAGCCTCTGGCCGGGCGCGCCCCATCGCGTCGTAGCCCTCGGCGGCAACGAACCAGTGGGTGCCGTCGGAGGTGATCAGAGCGCGGTTGAACAGGCCGTCGAGCACCTTCTTGCGTGCGCCGCCTTTGATGTTGTCGGGGAACCAGTCGATCTTGCCGTCGGTGTGTTCGAGGGCGTAGGCCAGGATCGCGTGCTGGGCCGGGGTCAGTTGGGTGGTGGTCATTTGCTTCTCCTTGTGCAAGGGGTTGATGGGGTGACGTGATGAACGCGCTGTTCGGGAGTGAAGCCAAGCGTTTTCTGCTTGGCTTCGAAGGTTCCTGATCAGCTGTTGGCCTTGTCCGACTTCGCCGCCTTGCGGCCTTGTTCGACGCCTGCGTTGAACGCGGCCTCCAGGGCGTCGCGCAGGCACCAGACCGCCACGTCGTGGAAGTCGAGGCTGTCTGACTTGCGGGTTTCCAGGGTTTCGATACCCAGCTTGTTTTGTGCGATCTGGGTCAGGAGTTGTTCGAACTTGCTCATTGCTGCTTCCTTTGATGGTGTTGATGACGTCCGTATGAACGCGCTGTTCCAGAAAGAAGCCAAGCTGATTTCGAGTGAATGTCGAAAAAATGATTGAAGGGGTAACCGGTTCTCAAAATGGGCATTTCGATTCGCGCTTACGCCCGTCACCGTGGTGTGACCGACACCGCTGTTCACAAGGCAATTCGCGCAGGTCGGATCACGCCGGAGGCTGACGGCACCATTGATGCCGACCGTGCTGATCGCGAGTGGTCTCGCAACTCCGATGTGCCGAAGACCGGTACGCGGGCCAAGGCCGCTAAGGTCGCCGTGCCGGAGGGTGGTGGCGACGGGCCTGCAGCTCTACCTGCTGGCGGTGCGTCGCTGCTTCAGGCGCGCACGGTCAACGAGGTGGTCAAGGCGCAGACCAACAAGGTGCGTCTGGCCCGACTGAAGGGTGAGTTGGTGGATCGGCCGCAGGCCATCGCCCACGTTTTCAAGCTGGCGCGCTCCGAGCGCGATGCGTGGCTGAACTGGCCCGCGCGCATTTCGGCGCAGATGGCGGCCAAGCTCAATATCGATCCGCACACGATGCACGTCGCCCTGGAGGCGGCGGTACGTGAGCACCTGCAGGAACTGGGCGAACTGCGGCCCCGGGTGGACTGATGCTGGATGTTGAATACGAAGGCGCTGCCGAAATCGAGCGCGCGTGGCGTGAAGGGCTGACACCTGATCCTCTGCTCTCGGTATCTGAATGGTCGGATCGCCACAGGATGCTATCGAGCAAGGCGTCCGCTGAGCCTGGGCGCTGGCGCACCAGCCGCACGCCGTACCTGAAGGCCATCATGGACTGCCTGTCGCCGACCTCGCCGGTCGAGCGCGTGGTGTTCATGAAAGCCGCACAGCTCGGCGCGACTGAGATGGGCTCGAACTGGATCGGCTACGTGATTCACCACGCGCCAGGGCCGATGATGGCGGTGTGGCCGACGGTGGATATGGCCAAGCGCAATTCCAAGCAGCGGATCGATCCGCTGATCGAGGAGTCGGCGGCACTGAGCGAGTTGATCTCGCCAGCACGGTCACGCGACTCGGGCAACACCATTCTGGCCAAGGAGTTCCGGGGTGGCGTCCTGGTGATGACCGGTGCAAACAGCGCGGTCGGACTGCGCTCGATGCCGGTTCGGTATTTGTTCCTCGACGAGGTAGACGGCTATCCATTGGACGTCGAGGGTGAAGGTGATGCGATCTCGCTGGCCGAGGCACGCACGCGAACTTTCGCCCGGCGCAAGATCTTCATCGTGTCGACGCCGACGATCTCGGGGGCGAGCGCCATCGAACGCGAGTACGAGGCCAGTGACCAACGTCGCTACTTCGTGCCTTGTCCGCACTGCTCGCATCGCCAATGGCTGCGCTTCGAGCAGTTGCGATGGGAAAAGGGGCAACCGGACACGGCGTCCTACATCTGCGAGTCCTGCGATGAGCCAATTGCCGAGCACCACAAGACCTGGATGCTGGAGCACGGGGAGTGGCGGGCGATGGTGCCCGAGAACGGCATCAAGACGGCCGGCTTTCACTTGTCGTCGCTCTACAGCCCGGTGGGCTGGCGCAGTTGGCGTGACAT